ATCCTGCCTTAGCGAACGACCCATCTGGAACGAGCCGGCGCATGAAAGGAACAATTGAATCGGTATAGTAACCACCTTGGCCTTGAATTTGAACGATGCGTTTTTCCACCACACTATCAACTTTTCTTGCTTTGTTTTTAGGATTCTTTTTATTTGAAACCATTTCGTCTTTTTGTTCAACGTTTTGTATATTTTGTTTAACCCGGCCGCATATACGCGGCAACTATGGAAAAGGGGAAGAACGTCACGTCTTCACACAAATGTGCCATACCCTTTAGAGGACCTTAATAGTCCATCTCAACCAGCTTGTCGAACACTGAATGTTCAACATACGCTGGGAGACTGCTGATTTTGCGTAACAGAGTTTCAACGCTAAGAATCTCCAAGATCGAAATGCCGTATCTCATTTCAATTGCTACACATGCCTCAGCGCGATCAGGAAAGACTGCACAGGAAGCCAAAGGCTTACCACTTTCCAATAATCTGGTCAAGGCAGTCGGATTTTGACGACCACGTTCCCTCAAAAGGGAAATAAACGTACCAAAAATCGGATAATCGTTAGGAACGTGTTGATAAGAACTTGCCAAAGCAAATGCACATCTTTCAACAGCGTCACGATATGTTCGATAACGTCGTTTTGCTTTAACACGAAAAGCAGTGATCTCCACCGGACTAGCAATAAGCTTTCCAAGCTTAATACATGCCGACGGAAGAGGCATCCAACAGGGATGGCCGTCGCGATCAGTAATCCACCACCCTTTAAGGAAGGTGGCCTGATGAAGAACCTGGTGACCTTGATATTTCACTTTGAAACCAAGAGCTTTACCAGCATCCACGACGGAAAGAGAAGGGTTCAACAACCAAAAAACCCACATCATAGCCGTAGCTAACGAATTGTAAGTCGTGGTGGTTGTAATGCCCGTTGGCATTTGAGTTCCACAAACCCCTCTCATAAAAAGGCGACCTTTTGACGCTGTATAACCAGAAGCGCAACAACGATAAGCCATGTCAGTAAACTCCCGAGGGAAACCCATCCATTTCTGGATTTTCCCTTGGAAAATTTTACACGGTCCATCGTCTTGCGTATGGTCAAAGGCACTCTGGTCAGCCTCCCCAAACAAAGACCCGTCTCTACTTTCTTTTCCAAACGAAACAACCGAATCATCTCCCGAAACAACCACGGTAAAAATACCGTCAGTCATCCAAGAACCAATTTGACTCAGTTGTTCCACCGTCGAACCAGCAGCAAAAACAATACGTATCTGCTTGCCGTCAACATCCACAACACGCCCATCAAAACAATGGTGCATTGTCGCGTTCAAGAGCCGCGCATAAGGCGCCATGAACGCGTGGATTTCAGGAACAAGATTTTGAATAGCACGGGGCTTCATCGTCACTGCACCACCAACTTCTTTTGAACAAGACAAAGTCTCGTTCCACTTCAAGTTGATGGTCTTTTTGGAAGACATGGTGCGCCCAAACATGACGTCATCCCAAGCTCTTTCCAAACGCAGCCCTTTCCTACCCATTAAACGGAAACACTCCTCACGTGTGAGCAATGTGTCAGCGAAACGGTCAAGAAGTTGGTGGCGGATAACAACATCCGCCAATGCCGCCCAGTTTGCATGCCTTTCCGTCTCCGAAAAAGAATTTTCGGAAAACGGATCAGCATGCAAACGATGCACCACAGCGGCTAACAAGTTTTTCGCCGTGTTAGCCGGTTGGTGCAACAGTCGATGTGTAATCAAGATGGGATAAGTGTGGTTATTCCACACATCCTCATCCAGACTCTGCAGAGCATCTTCGACAGACATTAAAATGCCGTCGACATATATCTCAGCAGTGCCTCTGAAATTTGTTGGACCACAGACAATTTTCGTTTGATATGCGGGCAGAACAGAACCTCCGGGTATAGGTTCCCAACATTCCGTAACATCATCCAAAATTTCTCCGTGCCTATACGCATTTTCAAAGGCAATAAATCGACTCTTCCCATGGGCATCTCTCGCTGTTGCATTCCAACCGACATGGAAACACAACGAAGCGAGATAACCAACACCCCCGAAACTTCGCAGGAACTCTGCAAAGCAATGTCCGGTTAAGGTGACCAGGGCACCCCCTGGATTTAATCGCGCGTTCGAAATGAACTCACAAATGATACCAATCCCCCACAATGGACGTGAGTAAATTCTGAGAGCTTCTTCAGCAACTGCAGAAAGGATTGGACGCGAGGGGAACAAAAAAGCTCCTGGCAATCGAAAACCCCACAAGGAGGAAACAAGACCAAGGAGTGGACGCCGCAAATGCCACAAACAGCCGAAAAAACCAGCTGAAGCGCACCAACGCATCCAATTGTGCCCACCAGAAACCACTGGAATTTGCGACGATCGCAATGTGGCCAAACCACGCTCGCGATTCGCACCTT